TGACAAGCTAGGCGGTGGCGGTGCGGTCACAGTTAATCAGACTGTAAATCTGACTACAGGCGTAGCGCAGACAGTCAGAACAGAGGTTATGAATATGTTGCCACAAATCCAGCAAGCGGCAGTGTCAGCCGTATTAGATGCTAGAAGGCGTGGCGGTGCATTTGGTTCAGCGTTTGGGGGCTAATTATGGCTATTACTTATCCATTATCACTGCCTACACAGACAGGCATATCGCAAGTTAATCTGATTGCTAGAAATGTGGTCGGCACAACGCTATCGCCATTCACACTAAAACAGCAGGTGCATAAACATTCTGGGCAAAGATGGGAAGCTGATGTCACTTTGCCGCCTATGAAGCGCGAAGATGCAGAGGTATGGATTACCTTTTTTATGAAGCTGTACGGTTCGTATGGCACATTTTTGCTAGGCGACCCGAATGCGGCAACACCTAGAGGTAGTGCATCAACATCTGCTGGAACGCCAGTCGTTAATGGCGCATCGCAGACAGGTGGCGAATTAGATATAGATGGCTTACCAGCATCAGCTACAGGCTACCTAAAGGCTGGCGATTATATCCAGCTAGGTACTGGTAGCACATCACAGCTATATAAGGTGCTAGATGATGTGGATACAAACGCCTCTGGTGAGGCTACACTGGTTATCTGGCCTGATTTGCGTTCATCACCAGCAGATAACGCTAGCGTCACTGTGTCAGGCGCACAGGGGCTATTTAGGTTAGGCACATCTATATCAGATTGGGGCATAAACAACGCTGGATTTTACAGCATGACATTTGGGGCTATTGAGGCACTATGACCAGAGGGTTAGGCACAGATTTCGATAATGCTTTATCTGCTGATGAATTACAGCCGTTTTTCGCAGTGGAAATGAATTTTTCTAGCGGCATTTTACGGCTATGGGGCGGCTATGGTGATTTGACTATTGACGGCAATACTTACACTGGTTCTGCTGATTTTTTGCAAATAAGCACTATTGATGAAACATCAGAGATTAGGGCTACAGGTATCAGCGTAGGATTATCTGGCATACCTACATCTTTGATTGCCATCGCATTGACAGAAGATTATCAGGGCAGGGATATTACGCTATATTTTGGCACATTAGACAGCGCAGGGGCAATAAACGACACGCCATATGTTGTATTTAAGGGGCGTATGGATTTGATGACTATGCAGGAATATGCAGATTATTGTAATATCACTATCACAGGTGAAAGCCGCCTAATTGATTTAGAGATTCCTAGAGCCTACAGATACACATCAGAGGATCAGAAAATCGACTATCCAGCCGATAAAGGTTTAGAGTTTATCGCAGATTTGCAGAATAAAGAGATTGTGTGGGGTAGCTAATGAGTTGGTTTTCTAGCTTTGTAGGCGGTGTTACAAGTGCTGTTAAAAATCCAGCCACAATTATTACTGCGGCAGTTTATGCTGTCACAGGTAATTACGCGATGGCGGCGGCTACTATTGCGGCGGCAGGTGCGGCATCAGCATTAACACCATCGCCTGATTTGCCAGATTATAATGATTTTACATCTGAGGCACAAAGCAGAACACAACAATTAAAACAGCCGACCGCACCTAGAAGATTTGTTTATGGTCAAACACGCGTGTCAGGCATTTTAGGTCATGTTGAAAGCACAGATAATGATGAATATCTGCATATGGTCATTATGCTTGCTACGCATGAAATTGAGGCGTTCGACACAATTTACATCAACGATGAAGCATTAACAGTAAATTTATCTACAGGTGCAGTTACCGCGCCATCTAAATATGCTGGCATTGTTAGAATATTTGTAAGATATGGCTCTGCAACACAGGCATCACCTAATTTGTTACCAGCAGAAAGTGAGGCAGGTTGGACATTAAATCATCGGTTGCAGGGCATCGCTAATATTTATGTGCGTCTGAAATTTGACACTGACGCATTTCCTAGCGGCATTCCTACCGTGTCTGCGCTTGTTCGCGGCAAAAAGGTCTATGACCCTCGCACTAGCACTACAGCCTATTCTGCAAATCCAGCACTTTGCATCAGGGATTATTTAACAGATACAAAGTATGGTTTAGGCGTAACGGCTGATGAATTAGATGATACAGCGTTTATTGACGCGGCAAATGCTTGCGATGAAAGTGTTGCGCTAGCGGCTGGTGGCACAGAAAACCGCTACGAATTTCACGGCACATTAACTACCAGCAACGCGCCTAAAAAGATACTAGAAGAAATGATTACATCGTGTGGCGGTGTTATCTCTTATGTGAATGGCAAATTCACTATCAAGGTCGCTGAATATGTTGCGCCTACGGTTACGCTAGACGAAGATGATTTGATTGACGGTATTACTGTGCAAACAAAGCGGTCAAAGCGTGATAACTATAACGCTATTAAGGGCATATTTACGCCTACAGACACAAACTATATTGCCGCAGACTATCCTGCTTTAACATCATCTACTTTTGAAGCAGAAGATAATGGCGAGCGTAAATTTATTGATTTCAATTTGCCATATACGACCAGCAGTCCGATGGCGCAAAGACTAGCTAAAATTGCGCTGTATAGAAACAGGCAACAGATTACAATGCAGTTATCTTGTAATCTAAAGGCATTTGATTTATCGGTTGGCGATAATGTCAGCATTACAAATAGCCGTTTTGGGTTTTCTGCAAAAGTATTTCAGGTCATAGAATGGTCGTTATCAGTCAAATCAGATAATGATAATAATCCTATTCTGACTGTTGATTTGTTTTTAAGGGAAAACAATAGCGCGGTTTATGATTGGAACGCAGACGAAAAGACATTTTCATTAGATAACACTAATCTGCCTAATCCATTTAGCATACCAGCACCGACCATATCGGTAGCAGACCAGACGCAAATCGTTAATCAGAAGGTCACATCTGTTTTGCAGGTAACAGCATCATCGACTAGCATCTATGCTTATCAATTTGAGGTGCAAGCTAAAAAGCAATCAGACAGCAATTATATATCGCTGGGCGTGTCATCATCGCCTGTATTCGAAATGCAGAACGTGGTGGCTAACACGACCTATGATGTGAGGGCTAGGATTATATCTAGCACTGGCATCAAATCTGCATTTGTGACTACAACGCACACTATCGGGGCGGCTGTAGTACAGATTGCGGATGTGACTAATTTCAGTGTTAATGTGAATGGCAGTAGCGCAGATTTAAGCTGGACACCTATAACCGACCAATCGCTATCGCACTACATCATCAGACATTCGCCTTTAACTACAGGCGCGACCTATGGGAACGCTAGAACAGTAGCGCAGAAGGTATCAAGACCAGCTAACACGGTGACCTTGCCAGCACAGACAGGCACATATTTTATCAAGGCGGTTGATAAGCTAGGCAATCCATCTAATGATGCGGCAGAAAGTGTGGTGCTAGTATCAGCACTGCAAGGCTTTGCAAATGTGACTAGCATTGATGAGCATCCAGATTTCGGTGGCACTAAAACAGATGTAGTCGTAGTAGATGGCAATTTACAGCTAGACACTGCTGATTTATTTGATGATGTAGCTGGCGATTTTGATGATGCGGTCGGTTTATTTGATGGCGGTAATGCGTCTGTAGTATCGACAGGCACTTACTTGTTTGAAGATTATATAGATTTAGGCGCGGTGTTCACAGCGCAAGCATCATTTTCGCTGACTGTAAATCAGCTATCGCAATTCACTGGCGCGACTACAAACGCAGGTGCTACTGATGTTGAGATATATATATCCACAACAAATGATGACCCTGCTGGCTCGCCTACGTGGACAGCATATAGGCAGTTTGTTTTAGGCAGTTATACCGCTAGGGCGTTTAGATTTAAGGCGGTTCTGACTACCACACAGGCAGATGAAACACCGCAGGTAGAGGCATTGACTGTCAATATAAATATGGCTAATCGCACACAGAGTGAGAATGATATTCAGTCTGGCACTGCTGGTGGCGGCAAGGTGATTACTTTCCCGACCGCCTTTAAGACGCTACAGGCAGTAGCTATATCAGTAGGTGATATGCAAAGCGGTGATTTTTATGCTATAACTAGTAAATCAGCAACAGGATTTACTATCGTGTTTAAGGATAGCGGAAGCACTGTAGTAGATAGATTATTTGACTATGTTGCAACAGGGGTATGATAGATGTCACAGCATGATTATGTAATTGATAACCAGACATTTCCAGCAACGCGCACAGATATAAATAATGCGCTTGCGGCTATTGTGACCACAAACGCAGGGGCTACTGCGCCATCGACTACATACGCATATCAGTTATGGTATGACACGACTAACGACATTTTGAAAATGCGTAATAGCGATAATGATGCGTGGATTGATTTATTTAATGTGAATCAAACTACAGATGTGGCAACACCTAGCGAGGGTGGTTTTGATGTCAATGGTGCTGAATTGATTTTAGACGTTGATGGCGACACTAGCATCACAGCCGATACTGATGACCAGATAGATATTAAGGTTGGTGGCACTGATGAATATAGCTTTACTGGTACTGCTTTCAATATCAAAGGTAATGACCTAATCCTAGACGCTGATGGCGACAGC